GTGTCACGAAGACAAGGGAGACTTCGAGGAGGGTTTGGGAAACCTCACTGTGGTGGGGAACGACGATTACGAGGGTGGGCACATCGGGTTTCCCAGGTTCGACATTGGCGTGAACCTTCGCCACGGGGATTTCATCGTGATGAACGTGCACGAAATGCACTGCAACTCGAAAATGGTGACCCACGAGAAGTCTAGGCGTTTGAGTTTCGTATGTTATCTTAGGAAGAAACTAGAAAATTGTAAATATATTAAAGCATAAACATCGAACTATACTTATGTGCCTAAACTATTATAAATCTCAAACCGAAGAACTGTGTAAGAGCAAAGGATGGGACCGGGCCTCGCTCGAGGCCGTGTTCCTACTCCTCACCGAAGAGTTCGGGGAGTTGGCGTCGGCCGTTCGTCAGTACAAACGCGTGTTCAAGAAAACCGGGCTCAAAAAGGAGCGAGGGCAAGACGTAATGATGGAGATGGGGGATGTGTTTTCCTACCTATTCCAGCTCGCGCACATGCTAGATGTCGACTTAGATGAGATGTGGCGGGTGCACCAGACAAAGGTAAGTCATAAAAAATATTGTTGTATTAAATCATAGTATGATGAACGACGTCCAACCATTTGTCGTGCAGGAGTATAGCCTTCCAGGCACTGCACGAAAAATTGGTGACTTTGCCGATTACACGAAAGAGATCGACGCGGGTAAGGGATGGGAGTTCGCCAAGCGAACGCCGCTGTGTGAACACACCTCCGTGGGTGGTTTCCGTGGCCCCGAGTTCTGCTCCGATGCCGAAGCCAACTGCCCGATGCTCAGGGAGCTTCACCCGAGAAGGAACATCGAGTACCCACCGAAGAAGGCTGAGAACCCAGAAGGGCCGGTGGTGTCACCGAAGATCACCGCGAGCCACGGGGGGGCTGACCGCGCCTTGGATGTTATGATCATCGCGTTGGTCATAGCTCTAATTGTATCAGTTTGGCGACGTTGAAAAACTTTTCCAACCTGTGCGCGTTTGTGCAGTTGTAGATGATCTCCGGGATCGTCTCTTTGCAAAAATCTTTGACGAAATTTTTTTGCCAAGAAGACGACGGGTTGATATAGGGTGGTTGAAAAGTTGGATCGAGTATTTTCGACGCGTGCATCAAACGAAAGTGTGGGGTCGAGTGTTCCACCGCGATGTCTGCCATCTTTTGAAGCACCTCGACGTTCTTTTCCACCATGGTGTCCAAGAACTTATCGACAGCCACATTTTGTTTCATGCACAAAATCTGGTTCCAACTCCCGAGGGGTTTGGTGTTGAAGTAATCCTTGAACACCTCGTACTGGTTGTTGCCGGGGACAAATTTAGTGTATTCGATTTCAACGTAATCAATGCCAAACTCTACGTCATTCACGACTTTTGCTGATTTTAAGTAGCACATTAGTTTAAATCTGGTACGTCTTCTTTAAGTCTTCTGCCACCTTAAGCTGAGCCTCGAGTTTGGCTACTTCTTCATTTTTTTTCTGTTCGAGTCCGGCACACTCATGGGTCTCCGGGAGGCGACAATACAGGCAAACTTCCTGTTCGCAGTGTTTGCACTGCATAATGTCTGTCAAGGTGCACTTCTTGGTGCACTTCGGGCACTTCATTTTTTATGGTAATTTTTGAGAATTTTATTTTTAAGGAACGCGTCATTTCACGACGCTTCTTCACCGATGGACGCGCTCTTCCCATGTAGCGCCGGTGACGATTACCACATCCACGTGGCCACGGATGTGGGCTTGTTCCGCGTCTTCTACAACACTATCAACAAGATCCACACCAAGGTGTGCGAGATGGGTGGCCCGGCCGGCTACAAGATCGAACCGTGCGAACGCAATCCCGATGGTTGCAAGACGGTCGTGTTCCCGGAAGTCGTGGAAAAGTACACCATTTCAGTCATCATGGCCAGTTTTGAATTAGAAATCGCCAACGATCCCACCCTGCCTCGGAGTGAATTCGGTGACATGTGCCTTTTTATAACCCCTTAATGCCGAAGGATTTTGTAATTTACATAAAAAAATGTTTGAGCCCATAGCTAACACTACTTTCTCATACGTGCTCACACTCGATGAGTTCCGATCCGGCTTCGCCGAGGCCACGCGGCCGTCTTGGGTGAAGATCACCACGATCACCATGGTGTCTTCTCTCGGCCAACCGGTGAATGTCCACAAGCTCCGGCAGATCTTCACTGATCTCGGCCCATTCAAGCTCGTGCGAGAAGGAGGAAGGGGCAAGTTCGTGTGGAGCCTGAAGCCGACGTCATTCTATAATCAGATCACTCTGACGTACGCCGACGCGTACAGCACGAAGAGCATCAAGGTGTTCCCGAACGGTGCGGTGCAGGTGGCGGGATGTTCTGATTTGTTCGACTGCAATCGCATCATCAAGCAGTTGCAGTGCATTTTCAAAAAATGTCTGAACGTGGAGGCCACGTCCTCGGACTTTAGGGTGGTGATGATCAACAGCAACTTCAGCCTAAACTACAGCGTCAACTTGATGTTAGTGGCCAAGCACTTCGAGGACTACCCAGACGTGTTCAGGGTGTCTTTCGAGCCGGACAGGTACAGCGCGGTGAAGATCAAGTTCGCACCAGCGGAGGACATGAAAGTCATCACCGTGAGTATATTCTCGACGGGGAAGATTATAATCACGGGGGCGGAGACTTTGAAGGAGATTGCCTACGCGTACAAGATCATCAACACACACATAGATAGGTGCCCTGAGATCAGGCACACACCTTCACCGGAGAAGGACGTGTTCGACACGTTCATGGGGCACAAGTGTGGCACCCTCGTGGAGAACCTCAGGAAGAAAGGTTTCAAGTCTTGGGTGCACACCACCCAAAATCGTAAAATAAATTTTCTCCCTTTGTAATATATACCAAAAAATGTCGCAGCGCATGGGCATGGCTGACGGGAGATGTTTCACCGTGAACAACTCTTCCCAACTCTTCAACAACTACGTGATGCAAAAGCACGGCATCGCGGCCGAGGACAACTACTCGTACAGAAAGTTGCTTCAACAAAAGGGTCCGAGCCTCGTCGACGATATCCGCGAGCAACAGCAAGGTAAGGGTCCGTGTGTCAAGTGTGACAAGCCGATGATGAACCTCGCGCACATGTACTAAAAAATTTTTAGATTTGTAACTTAAGGATGTCGATAACGTGTTCTATATGTCTAAACGATGTCAAGCCCACTAGGCGGAACGCCATCCGATGTGGACATATATTTCACCGGCAATGCATAGAGAATTGGAAATCCCAGGGCAAACACACGTGTCCGGTGTGTCGAAAAGTGTTCGACGTGTCTCAGTTCAAGGTGGTGGTGCAGATAGAAAACAGATTTACCAGCCGGTCGAACGCGGTGACCGCCACTGAACAGGAGGTCTTCAACGTGATCGATCTCATCGACGTCAACTTCGAAGCCGATGACGAGAGTGATTTGGAATCACTTCTTGCCGACTTTGGGATGAGTCTTGCCGACTTTGATGCCTCTATTTTTGACGCAGAATGATGAGCAGTACTTGGAGTAGTTGAGGCCAGGGTAGTTCCTTCCCGCCTTTCGCGGATCTTTGATCATCTTCCCCTTGCTGTCCGTGAGGAGCGGCCCCGTGGCCCACCCTCTCTTGTGTGACCAGAGGTTGCACATGAAGACGATGCGCTTCCCCTTGGCGAATCCACCCACGCGAGCGGCCGCGATCTTGATTCTGTTTTCCGGAATTTTGAAGAAGGACGCCACACTCTTCACGGTGTCTCCCGGTTTGATTTTGTATTCACACACACCGTGTTGGCGGTAGAAGTGAAAGTCCCCTTGCCTTAAGAAATTCGTAGGGCGTCCAGGGCAGACGAACATCATCACCTTGTAGTATCCCTTCTTACACGGCGTGGTGGCGTCCGTGCGGTACACCTTCTTCGGGTTGTCCGAAAGCACGCGCTGCGGAAGCGTCTTGCAGTGGGTGTAGTTGTGATACCCGTTTGACATCCCCGAACGATCGCCAGGGATGCTCTTCTGCCACCTGTAGGCCTCGTAGTCTCCGAAGGCGTAGGCGTAGCAGTTGTTGTTATTCACACCCTTTGGCGCGGACCAACGCCTCGTGGTGTATTTGGGTTCAGACCCACTCAAAGGAAGGACCATTTTATTATACTGAAATATTTTTCTCCACAGAAAGTATAATAAAATGCTCCGTGAAATCACGAAATCGAAGAACAAGTCTGACATGGTGACCGAGGCCTTGGTGGCCCTCTTGGTCGTCCTCATCAGCACCCTTCTTTTGCGATTGCTTTGGAACAGGTCGTTGGTGAAGCACATCACGGTCTTCAAGAAGATCGACAGCTTCCTCGACGCCTTCCTGCTGTCCATCGCCTTGGCGGTGATCAGAGGTTGTTAGATTAAACCTCCTTGTACCCGGTGGTCTTCTTCCCGTTCGGGTCAATGAGCGTCGGGAAAGCCTCGACCTCGGCCGCCTTGCAGCGTTCGGGTTCCTTATCACAGTCGACGAACTCGTGTGAGATCGAGTTCTTCTTCATGTAGTCGACTTGTTTTCGGGTCCATCCACATCCCATGGATCCCAAAACAACATACCCATCTCCCTTGGCCGCACCGGCCGCTGGCGCCTTCGCCGGGGTCATCTTGTAAAGAATGAGGAGGCAGAGGAGGAAAAGCGCGATGAACACGTACATCATTATGTAATGTATTACAATATTTAATTTTTTAAACATCAACGTCGTCATCGATCATGAGTTCGTCGTCTTCCTCACCGGCTTCAGAACCGGAGGATCCACCAGAAGGGCCGTCGGTGACGCCATCGATGTCCTGGAACGCGAAGCTCGGAAGCTTTTCGCTTTGTTCGAGGAGCACCTGGGAGAGGCGGACGCTCGCACCAAACTTGTTGTCGATGAACCAAAGTGATGAGAGGTCGACGATGGCGACCACACGCTGGCCTTTCTCGATGCTGTCGAGATCGACGCGTTCCTTCTTGTAGTTGTACGCTTCCGGCACGAATGTGCCGTCCTGCTTGTTCAAGATCTTCAGCTTGAAGGTGGCCGGGTACTGATCGTTCGACGGAAGGCGAACCAACGGCTTGTACAAAGCCTGCTTCATGACTTCGATGTTGTACTCCTTTCCGAGCCATTCCTTGCTGTTCTCTGCCACGGTCTTGACGATGAGATCGTCGAGCTCTTCTAGCTTCTTTCGCAAGGCTGCGGCTTCTTCGTTGTCGTTATCGAAGGAGAGATCGAGGCTGTAGGAGGTGCGACCGGAACCTTCGTCGGTGTAGGACGAAAGGCCGTACGGAGAGCGCATCTTCGGAAGCTGAATGTAGATCTTCTTGTTGTTGTCGCCGTTAAGATAGACGGTCTTTCCACCGTTCTTATTTTTACGGATCTTGGAAAAGCCGACGTTGGCCGGGTTGAAATCGGAAGCCTTTTGAATGGTGAGCGACATGGTGTGTTTTTTTGTATACCTACGTATGCATGGTAAACTTTAAGTCGCGATTTTTTTTTATCAGGCCATTATAAGATGTCTGCAGCATCCTTGATTTTGGTTCTCGCGGGGTGTGCAAGCTCAGCAAGTAGCGCCTTTTTCGCATTCAATAAATGCACGAACGGCACGTACGCCGTGGAAGACTTTGAATTTAAGAATTGTTTCAACTTCTTGGCGAACACGAACAAGTGCGACGTCACCACGTGGAGTGCGTGGGGGCCGTGCGTGGCCGGAGAAACCATGCGTACCAGGGCCTACCTCGCCCCGGACGTGAACACGTCCAACTGCTCAGTGAAGCTTTCGCAGACCACTGAGTGTTTGGAAGCCCGATACCTTCGTCTCGAAGACGCCGATGGGTTCGACGTGAGCGAGATCTCCGTCTACACCGGTTCCAATGAAATCGATGTGAAAGAAGTCATCGGGCTGAACACGTCCCCGAGCTACGCCATCACCAATGCCACGGATGCCCTCTTCACCCAAGGGAATGTCGTCAAAGTTGAAGATGACGGTGGGTTCGTGCAGCTCGATTTTGGTGAGATGCGCCCAATCACGCGCGCCGTGGTCGTGAACAACGCGGAAGAAGACGATCTCGCCACGGCGAAGTTATCCGTCTTTGACGAGAACATGGAAGCCGTGGCCACGTCTCCTGCCTTCGAGGAGACCGCGAACGCGTACGAGTGGGACGTGAAGACGAACAACGTGACCGCCATCAACGATCTCAGTTTAGTGGGTGCCGGTAGGGACGTTGTCGTGCGCGCGAGGTACGTCTACTTGGAGAGCGACAACGCCATGTCACTCAAACAAATTCAAATCTTCGGCGTGGGGTCGACCATGAACATCGCGTCGAACATCGACCCGTTCTCCAATGCCAGGGACACGGAAGGGGAAAGCATGGAACACCTCACGAACGGCGACTTGGACACCGTGGTGAGCACCACCGGTGAGGGTGACCCGTACGACAAGATCTGGATCGATCTCGGGTCCACGCGGATCATCACCTCTCTCAAGCTCATGGCGGACACCAGTGCCGATCTCACGGGCCTTCGGGTCAGCCTGTACGCGGCGTACGATCAGCAAGACATGATCGCGGCCACGCCCGAACTCACGTTGACTGGACAGGACGAGTACGCGTACGAATTCAAAAATCACCAAACCGAATGGGTGTAAAAAAAAATCTGAAACTATTCCATAACAAACAGTAATGGGTGTCTTCAAAGATTGTGGATGCGGGTGCAACGGCGAAAAGGCGAAGCAAAAGTTCGTCACGAGTTTGATCAGTGGCCTCTTGTTTTTCATCGTGGCCAACCCTGAACTCTTCATCCTCATGCGCGGTGTCTTCGGTGGCGCCATCGCTGGCCCGAACGGGTGCCCGACCCAGATCGGGCTCATGGTTCACGCCCTCGTGTTCACGGTGATCGTGTGGGGGATGATGAATTTGAAAAACTAATCTCAAATAATTATATCACATGTCTACTTACGCAGAAATCGAGTGTCCATACAAATACCGAATCAAAGCGCTTGAAAAAGTCGTCGACGGCGATACGGTCGATCTCGTGATCGACTTGGGTTTCGACGTGTGTACGTCACAGCGTGTCAGGCTCCTTGGTATCGACACCCCGGAATCGAGAACTTCTGACCCAGAAGAAAAGAAGTTTGGGAAATTATCCAAGCAGCGCCTCAAGGAGTGGTGCATGAAGGCCGTGGCCAGTGAAAAGGACGACATCGAGATCGAGATCCGATGTCCAGAAGCTGACAGCCGAGGAAAATTCGGCCGCGTTTTGGCTGAGATTTGGATCAGTGAAGGTGGACAGTGGACGAACGTCAACAAGTGGATGTGTGAAAACGCCTACGCCGTCCCCTACATGGGCCAAAACAAAGACGAGGTCAAGGATTTGCACAGGCAAAACCGCGAAAGGCTCATCTGTGCGGGAGAAATTTCCTGAGTTACTAGTATATGTTCACCGCACGCGAAAAGAAATTATTCGAAAACGAAATCAATAAAGTGAATAACGCGAACACAAAGCGAAAGCTGCAAGAAGGGATGAAAGTCTTGAATAGGTCGATGATGATGAAACCACAAAAACTCGCCATGGCGAGGTTGTTCATCAATGGGGTCATCCCGAACGT